GATTCTCACAGTCTATTAAAGAAGAAGGAGGAGTTTCATTCTACTCTGGACTTAACTCTAATGGTGACCTATTCATTGGTAACCAAGTTATCAACCCTGTTACAGGTCAGATCACTAACGAAGACATTGCACAGTTGAACGTTGTTGGTGAAGAGAACACTACCATTGAAACATTCTCTGAGATTGTTCTTACCGATAAACTAACTGTAATTGGTGGAGCATCTAACCAGTTAGAATCTATATTCGCTGGTCCTGTTACATTCCAAGGTTTAGTTACTTCCACTAATAATATACAAGCGAAGAAAGTTACATACTTCAACCAAGATGGTACTGTTCTAAAACAAACATTACTAGCACCCGAAGATGCAAGTGGACTACCAAGTTTTGCTGGCATCACGGGATACGACACACCTGGCGACGGGGATATCGTTTATAATATTAACTGGACACCTGGTAAATCTCTTGGTTGGATATACTATGGTGGTAACTGGAAGGAATTTGGTCTAACAGATACAGGTAATATTAATGTTGCGACTGATGGCACAGGACATATGGGTCTTGGTGTTGCAGCTGATTCAACATACAGACTTAAAACAAATGGGTCTGTAAGAGTTGATGGTGACTTAGTTGTAACTGGACGTGGTGGTGTATCTGCTGCTAAGTATATTACTAAGACATATACAGGTGATGGTTCAACACTTACATATGCGGTTTCAACTTATACTGGTGGTATTCAACACACTGATGATTCACTCTTAGTGTTCTTAAATGGTGTTGCTCAAATCGCTGGTACTAACTATACAGTTGATTCTGGTGGTGCAAACGTGGTATTCTCTTCTGGAGATGCTCCACAATCTACAGATACAATTCATATCCTTGAATTACCTATCTAAATAATAAGGAGGATTGGATTAACAAATGGCAATTACAAAGGTTAGTGGCAATCAGATTGCCGACTCAACACAAGCAATTATAACAACACTAAATTTTCTTAATACCAATAGTGTATTGAGGATTCCATCAGGTACGACTGCACAGAGACCTACAGGTGTTTCTGTTGGAACATTGAGATATAACACAACGTTAGATTCTGCTGAAATCTACAAAGCAGATGATGGAACTGGTAGTGCAGGTTGGGCAAACGTTGCAGGTGGAGGACCTGCATTGGGAGAAAATAGTGTAGTAAGGACAAACCAAACTACAATTTCTGAAAATATTACAATAGGAACTACTGCTGGTTCTGAATTTGCTAATGGTATGAGTTCAGGTCCTATTACTATTGCAAATGGATACACAATAACTATCGAATCTACTGGTAGTTGGAGTGTTGTATAATGGAACTCAGAGTTGCTAACTTAGTAGGTAATTCTCCAAACTTTAGAGTTACCATTGATGATACTTTAATTGTCAGAGGTTTGTTTAGTGTAACTCAACAATCATATATTCCGTTCCCTTCAGGTACGAACGATCAAAGACCTGCTAAAACTGCAGAGGGATCTTTATATTTCAATACAACAGATAATAAAATGCAAATGTATGCCACAAATGAGTGGAGGAATCTTAATTGAGTGAACTTAAAGTCTCTAAATTAAAAGGAATCGGTGCTTCTCTTAATCAAGTAAGCGTCCCACCTGGTAATGATCTTAGGATCGGGACAGAGGGTTGTATTGATATGAGAAATACGGGAGCATTACAATTACCAACGGGAAATACTTCTTCAAGACCCGCCAGTCCTGCTGCAGGTTATATGAGATTTAATACAGACAATAATAGAGTTGAATTCTATAGTGGAAGTAGTTGGTTAACACTAGCACCTCCGTTTAACCTATATGAAAATGGTGAATTTGATTCATTTATTACTTACATGACTGGTCAAAAACTTACTTGGGCAGCAAGTGGAACTAATTATCAGTATGAAACCGATTCTGGTGATACTAATATTGGTGATGCTCAGTCCGATATGTATGATACAGGTAACTATACTCAAGTAAGAGTTAATGGAAGTGCAAGTGGAAATCTTGGTTATAACTCTACTCGTCAGACATACAGTACTGTCAAATATGCTCCACTTGGATATTCTTGGCCACTGGTTGCAATCGCTGTTGCTCCTACTGATGCATCAACTACCTATGGTTGGTCAAGAAGTGGTAACTTAGGTGCTGATGGTGGTGGTGGAACACCAAACTCTATAACTGTATATGCTAATGCAACAGTTCAAGGTTTCAATCCAGTCAATGCATGGCTCGTAAACAAAGCATGGAACCAGAACTCTGATCCAGGTGTTATGCACCTATATTGCACTGTTGGATCTCCTCAATGGGGTAGTGTCACTCCTAATGGATTTACAACTACTGACTTTGCTAGTTCATCTGATAATGATTACTCTCAATATCAATCTACATCAACAAACTGTTTTGTTTGGACTGCTCTAGTATCTAACGGACAAACTGTAGGTACAATCAGCACAGGTCAAGCACAAACTTTTGTCTCGAACTTTTTAGCTTCTGCAAAAACTCATTTCGGTCTCTAATAAATAAAATCATGAGCAATATTAAAGTAGATTCAATTAAAGGACACGATCCTACATTCACCATTGATATGGATTCGACTGCTAACTTAAATGTTAACGGTTCAATGTCTGTTAGTGGTTTTGGATCTCAATTAGCAATTCCAAAAGGCACAACAGATCAAAGACCATCTAGTCCTACTGCAGGTATGATTCGGATGAATACTACTGTAAATTCCTTTGAGGTATATAATGGCACAACTTGGGCTGAATATGGTGTAGCAACTGGTATTACTGAAGACCTAAGTCTTCCCTTTAACTTATATAATGATAGTGATCTCAATGCTTTTGCTACTTACATGAGTGGTCAAAAAAATAGTTGGGCAGCAAGTGGTACTAATTTTCAGTATGAAACAGATTCTGGTGACACCAATATTGGTGATGCACAATCTGACATGTATGATACAGGTAACTATACTCAGGTGAGAAAAGACGGAAGTTCGAGTAGCAATATGGGATACAACAACAGTCTTAACACATATTCAAGTATTAAATATATACCACTTGGATATTCTTGGCCACTGGTTGCAATTGCAGTTGCACCTACTGATTCAGAATATACATATGGTTGGTCAAGAAGTGGTAACTTAGGTGCTGATGGTGGCGGTGGATCACCAAACTCAGTTACAGTATATGCTAATGATACTGTTCAAGGTTTTGATAAGGTTTATGCATGGCTTGTAAACAAAGCATATAATCAAAATAGTGATCCAGGTGTTATGCACCTATATTGCACTGTTGGTAGTTCTAGATGGGGTAGTACAATTTCTGATGGATTTACAACTACTGATTACTCTAGTTCATCTGACAATGATTACTCTCAATACCAAGCAACAGCATCGAAATCATTTATTTGGACTGCTCTAGTATCTAACGGACAAACTGTAGGAGCTATCAATCAAGCTCAGGCACGAACTTTTGTAGATAACTTCTTACAGGATGCAGCAACACACTTAGGTTTCACCTAACTTACATAATGTATGTTTTATTATGAAAATGTATTGCCCGAATCTAGGGCAACTGAACTATACAAATATCTACTAGAATCTTCTTGGAAATGGGGATACAAAAGTCATAAATCTCAGATAAGAAGAAGCATACCTAAATGGTCTATCTTTTTTGGAGGACCATCTAAAGAAGGTCAGTCTTGTTATGACTGTGAACATGAACTTAGTGGATTAATACTTGATGTATGGAAAGACATCAAACCTTATTTAGATACTGAAGATGTTTTGATTCGTTGTTATGCAAATGCTCAAACATGTGGTCAAGATCAAAGACTGCACACTGATGACACCTTAGATACAAGTAAGACTATAATTGTATATGTGAATGAATCTTGGAATGCTGATTGGGGTGGAGAAACTATTATTTGGGATAGTGAAAAGAGATTAATAACTCATTCGGTATTACCTAAATTTAGATCTATCTTAGGTTTTCCTGGTAATGCTTGGCATGGAGTCAGATCAGTTAGTCAGTATAGTGATTCTCTTAGAATGACTTTAATGTTTAAGACTAGAAATATAAATGATATATGATAAAACGTATAAATAAAACAGGATTACTTATTGAACAATGGCATCTGGAAGATTAAATGTAGAAACCTGTCAACCTTCGGTTCAGATAGACCTACCAGTATTTCCTCAATGGGATTTACCAAAAGGTGAGGTGGGATCTATCATTTATGTTCTAAGCGGTATCAATAAGGGAGGACTAAGATTTTATGGTCCTAAAGATGGTGTCAATCAATGGAATTAATTTAACATGTCAACGCTAAATGCTGGTACACTTAATGTTACCAACACACTAAAACTTCCTAATTACACAACAACTCAACGTAACGCATTGAGTCCAGCTGTTGGAACTATGATTTTCAACACAACGGACACGTTAGTTGAGATTTGGAATGGAACTGAATGGGCACCTGCAGGTGGTGCAGCAGAAACATTTATTGTTGCATCTGGTGGTAGTATCACAACCTCAGGTAATTATAAAATTCACACATTCAACAGCAGTGCTGAAAACTTTACAGTATCACAGATTGCATCTGACGCTGCAAATAATGGTGTTGAGTATCTTGTTGTCGCTGGTGGCGGTGGCGGTGGTGGATTTGGAAGTGGTCTAAATGGAAACTTCGGGTCTGCAGGTGGAGGAGGAGCAGGTGGTCTGCTTCACTCTGGTGGATATAACTTCCCTGTTGCTGCTCAAACATATACAGTTAATGTCGGTGGTGGTGGAACTGGTGGTACTGGAAATGGTATGGGTGCTGACGGAAGTGGTAGTCAGTTCGGTTCTATCTCTGCAACTGGTGGTGGTGGAGGAGCTCAACAAGACCAAAACGGAAGACCTGGTGGGTCTGGTGGAGGAAATGGAACTGACGGAGATGGATATAACGAACCTGCAGGATCAGGAATATCTGGTCAAGGATATCCTGGTGGAACAGGTGGTTCATCTCAGAACGCAACCTCTGGTGGAGGTGGTGGTGCAAACCAAGCAGGAGAGAATGGATATAACAGACCAAATAGTAGACCTGCACAAGGTGGAGACGGAAAATCAATAAGTATTACTGGTTCTGCAGTAACATATGCAGGTGGTGGCGGTGGAGCGAACTATCCTGGTGGTCCTCATAACCCAGAGGGCGGTGCAGGTGGAGGTGGTCCTGGTGCTACTAACCCTAATGGCAACGGAACTGATGGCACCAATGGTTTAGGTGGTGGCGGTGGCGGTGCTGCTGACCAAGATCCTCGTAACTATCCAGAACCTAAAGGTGGTAATGGTGGATCAGGTGTTGTAATCGTTAAGTATAAATTCCAGTAAAATTATGGCACATTTCGCAAAATTAGATAAAGAAAACACCGTAACTGACATCCTTTTTGTTGACAATGATCTCATCAAGGATGACAATGGTGTGGAGCAAGAAAGTATTGGTATACAAAAACTACTGGTAGGCAATCCTAACTGTACTTTTGTTCAAACCTCATACAATACTGAAGCAAACGAGCATAGAAACGGAGGAACTCCTTTTAGAAAGAACTATGCAATGAAAGGTGGTAAGTATGATGCTGTTCGTGATGCTTTCGTTGGAGAACGATTGTATCCAGAGCAAACAGTGCTTGACACAGACTCAATGCAATGGTATACTCCATTTATAGGCAAGCAATCATCAGACAATGCTGGCAACCCAATGCCCTATGATGATAATAGTGACTATGATACAAAAGCAGCAGTTATTTTGAAAGACTGGTCATGGGATAACAAAACCAAAACTTATGTAGGAACTGCCATTACTAAAAAAGTTGCTGTCAATTACGCATTTAACAGCACCAGTGGTAAGTGGGAGGAACAATAACTTTATCATTTTTTTATTATGCTTTTTGCGTGCTTTCCAAGACCAATTTTATTTGAACCAAATATTCTAAATGAGAACCTAGAGCATTATGAGGTAGAAATTAAAAAAGCTATATCAGAAATAGGTTCAATGAGAGATTCTATGTTAAACGTAGACTCTACTCATAAACTTAGAAGTAATATTTTCGAGGTTGCTAGACTTAAGGCATTACGTCAAGCAATCTTTTTTCATGCAACAAATTTTTTACAGGAGATAGGGTATAAAAATACAGACTCATTACATTTTGAAAATGTATGGGCAAATATAAGTCATAAAGGTGACTATCTATTTCCTCATGTACATAATGGATCTCTATTATCTGGTGTGTATTATGTAAAGTGTGACATGAAAGATAAAATTAAATTCTTTAACACACCTACAATGCTACCAGAACCTGTTGAATATAATCAATTCAATGCACAGTTTGTAGAACACTCATGTATTCCTGGTTCATTAATGATATTCACAAGTGATATGATGCATGGAACTGAGAAACAAATTAGTGAAGAGAAAATTGCTATCTCATTTAACATGACGTTATGAATAGAATAGGATTCATTGCGGGTTGGAAAATATCAGATGAAGTTTGTGATGGTCTGATTGAATATTATGAACAGTCACCTGACAAGAAAGCAGGTGAAGTTGGTAAAGGTCTTGATCCAGAATCAAAAATCTCTACAGATATTACAGTTGTTCCAAGAACACCTGATAATAGGATACAAAACTATTTGGATGAACTGGGAAAGGTGTGTGATGAATATACAAATTTATTCCCATGGTCATCTAAGTCTCATGCAACATGGGGACTGAATACAAACTTTAATATTCAAAAGTATAATCCTAATGAAGGTTTCTTCTCATGGCATATGGAGAGATCATCTTATAAAGATCTTAATTCATATCGTCATCTAGTTTTTATGACATATCTAAATGATGTGACAGATGGTGGACACACAGAGTGGTTTCATCAAGGTATAAAGGTGCAACCAGAAAAAGGAATGACATACTTTTGGCCATGTGATTGGACTCATGTGCATCGTGGCATAACTTCCCCAACTCAAACCAAATATATAACTACTGGTTGGTATTCATATCACTTACCAGAATTTGATTATACGGAGTGGAATGGAGGATGAATTTAAAACATTCTTATTGGTATTTTAAAGGTGTTGTTAAACCAGAGGTATGTGATCGTATCATTGCCATGGGTAAAAGAAGGTGTACTAAATTAGGACAGGTCAATAAGAGTTCACCAAAAGAATTAGATGAGTATGGTAAGGAAGAACTAGAAGATTTATTGAAAGTTAGAAACTCTCATGTAGCATGGTTGGATGAACCTTGGATATATAATATTTTAAAGCCTCTTGTAGATCAAGCAAACAAATGTGCTGAATGGAATTTCCAATGGGATGTGACAGAATCGGCACAGTTTACAGAATACAAACCTGGTCAATTTTATGATTGGCATCCTGATATGGGAACTGAACCATATTCTGATGGTAAGTGGCAAGGTAAGTATAGAAAACTATCTACTACATTATTGTTAAATGACCCTAGCGAATTTGACGGAGGTACGCTAGAATTCCATCATCATAAAGATAAACTCACAGTTTGTGAGGAATTAGATATGCAAGGATCTCTAGTCGTATTTCCTTCTTTTGTATATCATAAAGTAAACCCAGTAACTAGGGGTGTTAGATACTCTCTAGTCACATGGAATTGTGGATTTCCTTTCGTATGAAAACAGAACTATTACTGCGAATATATAAAACGGTCAAGGTGAAACCTAAACCAAAGATCAAACCAGTTCGTAAGCACTACAACATACACACCTACGGATGATTTACGTCTCTCAAATAGACATAACACCTGAGTTATCAAAGGAACTCATAGAGTTCTTCAACTCAAATATACTTAAGACATATGTCTGGGATGAAACCAGAGTCTTGAGTATGGATGCTGGTGGCATGGGCAGTAAAGAACTACCTGATGCTTATCATAAGTTGGTAGAACTTACAAAGAATATTAAATCATTCGTAGATCATGATCCCAAATTTGGGATACTGCAAAATGTGGAGATAGTCAAGTATCCTTGCGGAGCTGCAAAGGGATATCATTATGATGTGACTAGGACGACAACTACAGGTGCATCTATTACATATCTAAATGATGATTATCTTGGTGGTAATACTGTCATTGGTGGTGTTGATGTTCAACCTATGATGGGTA